TTGCTGTTTAAGCGTTTTTTAACAACTTATATGTTTCAATCCCTTCGTCAGTTTGAAATAAAGAAGCCACAATATAATATGGGTCTTCACCAAATGGTACAGTTAATAGTTTGGTTTTATTTTTTGGTAGATTAAAGTAAACATCTTTACCTGCATTTTTCATTGTTAAAAATGAATTGTTAAAAAACTGAACAACATCATTTGTCAATTCCAACATAGGATCATTTAATGTTTCTATAAAGTCAAACGGATCATTTTGTGCATAAACCATTACGTCTCTTTTTATTTCTGCCGTAGACATACGATCAACACTTGCTCCTATTAAAACTCTTGCTACCGCTAATAAGTTATCACCTTTTAATTCTTTAGCTTGAATCATTGCTTCTACAGCTTGTTCTACTATTTCTAATTCTTCAGATGCATCACGAGCTTTATCTACTGCTTCGTATACTCTTCCGTTAGAAGGATGATAGTGTAAAAATTTTTGTAATACTTGATTTTGTTTTGGAACAAATAACATTCCATCTTCAAATACAATTGGTTCTAATACTGCATTTCCATCTTGCTCGTCTTCAAACGGGCTTTTTTGGTTTCTTGCATATCTTAGTGGTCTGTTAATTCCTTTATCTTCATCGAAGTATAATAAAGGTGAACGTTTTGAGTGGCGAGAAGCCAACATATAACTTAAAGGCGCACGCTCTTGAATTAGTCTATAAGCTACGTCTATATACTTTTGTGTTTTTTTCATTTGATATAATTTAAATTTAATTTAAAATAATTACCCCCGTCTTTGCAACGAGGGTAAATATTACTTACTTATTATGCATCTTGAAATAAGAAGAAGTTGTTTGCTCCTAAGACACAAACAGCTCTTTCAGTCAAGAAGTTTACTTCCATAGCATCTAAAGAAGATGTTTTTGCTCCACCAGCAGAACCAGTGATCCAAGTTTTATATCTTCTATCTTCAGTTTCAGAAGCTCTGTAACGAACATGTAAGAAAGGACGCTTAGCATTCTTTCCTAAGATTTGATCGTAAACTGTAGTTGAACCAGCAGGAACTAATAGTCCGTTGATTGCTCCACCTACAAGACCGCCTCTCATTGTTGGGTCGTTAAGATATTTCCAGTCAGACTTGTAAAAGTCATAACCTCTTCTAAATCCTGAGAATCCAAGATTTAAAGCCATCTCTTCATCATTATCAAATAAACCATATGAAGTACCACCAGCTCCGTAAGAGTTTTGTGCTGCTAACATATCGTCAATGTCAAATGAAAAGTCTCTATTTACAAAAAGAACATTTTCTTCAATAGCTCCTTGCTTGTCTAATCTTTGAATAATAGAATCAAATTCAGAAAGTACTGTTGGATTACCTCCACCAAATACATTTCCTCTTTGTCCTACTACAAAGAATACACCTTCAGAACCATTTAAGTTTGCTGCTGAGTTACCAGCTGCAACTCCTTGGAAAAAGTCTCCTGCTCCAGAAGTAGCTTCTGCAGGTACAGCTTCAATCATAGCTGTCTCCATGTAGTCTTCAAAACGTAATCTTGTGTCATGCTCAGATTTTAAATACCATAGGTATCCGCTTACGCCATCTTCACCTGATACTTCGATCCATCCAATTTGAGCCATATCAGAACCAGAAACAGAATATTTGTCTTTGATAATGATTGGTTTGTTATCGAAAATAAAGTCATCAGCTTCATTAGATCCTACCATACCATCAGTTCCTTTGTTAAATTCAGAACCATAGATAAAGATATCACACGATACTCCAGCTGCCATAGTTTGTCCAGTTGCTTCATAGTAAGCAATTGTTACAACGTTTGGCGCACCAGCTGTAGGTGCTACTGTAATTACACCTTTGTTAGTTAAATTTGATCCAGGTGTTTTGTCAGAGACCATTACTGTTTGTCCAACTCTTAAAGACGCTGTATTAGGCGTTCCACCTAATGCAGGGTTAAAGTTAGTAACGTTGTTAGGAATAGTCCATACAGCGGCTCTTGTTGCTGCTCCAGCTGCCGAAGCAGATGTGCAATTTTGATATTTTACATGCAATCTTCCTTGCTCAGCCCATTTAATAAGGTCAGAGTTAGAAGGCATTTCAGCTCCTACCAATCTAAGGAAGGAGGATACGCTTCGATTACCATATCTTTCAAACTCTTTTTCATAAGTGTCAGGTAAATACTGATTTAAGAAATTGAAGTCTGTAATATAGTTGCTTTCCAACGGCACTTGTTGTGCTGAAGGTTGTAAGTCGAAACCAGGGGTTACATTTACTGCCATTTTTTTTAATTTTTAATTGTTAATTATTTTTAATACTTCTAATTTTGAGTCCTCTTCCACTACCACTGTCACCAATTGGGCGAATCTTTAAACCATCTTTTGTTGAGAGCTGTGGTGATTTACGCACTTCCATATTTATATTTTTGGATTTACGTGTATCATCATCCACTGCTTGAGCAACACCTTGATCGTAAAAGAACTGAGCAAACTTATCTGGATTCATCGCAACCGATAAGGCTTTGTGATATCCTTTTGCGTCTGACATTAAACCGTCTTTGCTTACATATTTGTTTACAAAGTTGTTTACGTCTGACTGCTTGTTCATCAATTCATCTGCTGTACCTGGTTTATAATTAAACTTTTTTTCACCAACCTCAAATTCAAAACCTTTGAACTCATCGTTAAACACTTCTTTAGTGCGGTTTAAAAAGTAATCATATCGCTTTTCATTACTTTCAGCAATTGTTTTTGATTCCTCTATATACTTATTATAGGCACTTAAATCTTTTTCCTGATCATCAGATAATCCACCCCCGCTTGACTCAAGAGGGATTTTATATTTATCTTTCTGTTCAGTGAAAAACTTACGTGCTTTAGCAAGTTCTCTTTTTTTAGCTAATTTTAATTTTCTAATATCTTTTTCATCATCTTCATCATCATATCCAAACTTGTCATCCATTAAGTCTTGAATATCAATAGCATCCAAACCTTCTTCCTGAATAGACATATAATCAGCTAATACTGCATCTTCTTCCATGTTATCGTAGTCTTTTTGTAATCTATAAAAGTCTTCGATTCCACGACCAGTTTCTTTTTTATATTCAAAATACTTTAAAACATCTTCAGGTAACTTTTCATTTGATTCTTTAGTTTCAAATAATTCATCAACTGATTCAATATCTTTATTGTATCTTTCTTTAATATATGAAAGAACGTTATCATCATTTACCCCTGATGATTCAGGTATATTGTTAGAAGTATTTTCAACTTCTTTAGTTTCAACTTCTTTTGCTTCAACTGGAGCTTCTACTTTTACTTCTTCTACTTTAGTTTCAGGTTTTTCCTGAGATGTAGTTTCTTCGTGTTTTTGCAGTAATTGCTCTTCTATTTCAGCTTTAGATTTTTCGTTTCCACTAACTTCTTTTACTTGTAATTTCATTAGATTTAATTTTTAACAAAGTTAATACTTATTTAATTATATATTTTAGCTTCTTTTTTTACTAATTTTTTTATCTATTTTTTCTACGGCTTTACCAACTGCATATTCTTTAAGCATCCATTTACCTGCTTTGTATAAACCCTTTACACCAGATCCTATGTTTGCTAAATTTCCAGCAGAACCTAATCTTTTTGCTTTTAAACCTTTAGGTATATTTTTTATCAGACCTTTTTTTTTCGCAGCTATTTGCTTAGGTGTTAATTTCTTTTTTAGTTTTTTTCTTTGTACTACTTTTTTTCGTGTAGGTTGACTATCAACAACAGTTTTTTTTCTACGTTCTGATTTTTTTAATTTACTCATTATCGTGGATTAAATTCTGCTAAATCAAAACCATCTAAACTATCTTCATTAGATTCAAAAGTTATTGGAGGTAAGTTTCTTTTTCTTTGCTCTATCATTTTTGATTGCTGTGAATTAGCCATAGTAATTCTGTCTGATTTTCCTTTTTCCTTACTTGCTTCTCTCTGATCAATTTGAGATTGTTCTAAACCTCTTAGTTGCATATTAAATTGGAACTCTTTATCCATTAATTGAGCTTTTAATGCAGCTTCGTTTTTAAGCTTTTCAATATCCATTGCAACCTCTTGTTGTTTTAATTGCATTTTACCTTGAATTTCCATTTGTGCTTTTTGTTGATCAGCTTGAGCCTGAGCCATTATACCAGCTTGTTGCTGTTCTGCCGCTGCTGCTTGTTGCTGTTGCATTTGTTGCATTTCTGCATCCTGCTTTCTTTTTCTTTTTACTTTTAATAATTGGTTGGCCATTTTTAAATTATGGATTTCCCTAATATCAATAGCGTCTTCTAAGCTTATATCGTTTTTAGATAAAGCCATTTGTATATTTTGTTCAAGCATTTGCTTTTGTTCCTCATCAGGAGACATTTCTAAGAAAATACCAAAATCATATAAATAGAAATCTTTTAAATCTTCTAATAATCTTAAATTGTATTTACCAATCTGCATAGCAAATTGATTTTTAAAATCTGAATATTGTAAAATATCTGCAGTTCTTATAATAACGCCTTCTGCCAATCTTTTAGTCATAAACAAACTACTGTTTAATATGTGTCTTGTCGCTGTGTTAGAACTAAGTGCTGCAAGTTTTTGAACGCCTACCAATGCATCTGGATTTGGGCTTGAAGCATCACGTGCTTCATTTAGTCCTGTAACAGTTCTAATCATATCCATATAATGATTATAGTTTCCTATAAGCATTTGAAGTTTACCAGCACCACTACTTGATGTTAATTGTTGAATAGGTTGTCTTGCATTATTAAATTCTCCATCTTGAGTATAAGATCTACCCACTACAGATCCAGTTTGGAAATATAATCTTAAAGCATCTTCAGGATTATAAGCATTTCCTGTTCCTAAATCTACTTCATTTAAACCATCAGCATCAATAAAGACTCCATCAGGAACAACACGAGAAACTACTTGTTGTATTTTTAAATGTGTAATTTGTATTAAGTCTGCAAAAGGAATCATTCTTCTAACTAAAGACTCGTAAACTCCTTTATACATTCTTGGCGCACAAGCTACGTAATTTGGTAAAGCATGTTGAGATGCAGATTTAGGTCTAACCATATTTTCTGCAAGTTCCCATTTAAGTAAAATATTAGTACCCATGACCATTATACCGTCATACCAAACTTCTATCTTTTTTTCTATTCTTTCAAATTTACCTTCCTCTTGCATTTCTGCTGGAGGATTAAATTCATCATTTTTACTTACTACTTTATAACTTCCGTCTGCCATTTCTTTCTTCTTATAAACAAAAGAATGAGTGGTTTTATAATTAAAATATAATAAAGTAACTGTGTCACGCATAAACATACTATTCTCATAGTATTGTGCGTTATTATAATAGTTGTACCAAGATTGACTATACTTGGATATAGTTTCCATTTCTTCATTTGTAATATCAGGTTTAATTTTAACTAACTCCGCCATTGGAATAGTTTTAATTTCTCCCCAATAAAAACAATCTTTAAAATAAGGATCTTCTGTATAGCTGTAAACAACATTAGCTGGATCAACATAATCTAACTGAACACCTTGTCCAGGCAAAAATTGATGTTTTGCCATACTAACACCAAGTGTCATTAAATCATAATCACATCTTTTTCTTATTTCTTGATATTGATTTTTATTTAAAATAGTATCTACTGCTTCTTCAGCAGCAATTTCAATAGCTGGTTTATACTTCATTTGCATAAACAACTGAAGTTCTTCGTCATCATTAGGAAGTTCAGATTCTTCTGTTTGAAAAACATTAACTCCAAAATCTTCTTCAATTTGTTGAAATAAAGGTCGAGCTATCATTTCACCTTCTATTCTTTTTTGAAACTCATTTCTTTTTTCAGCTGACATTGCATCTTCCGCAAATGCTTTAACTTTAAAAAGTCGATCATTTAATCCATTAACCACTATGTCTACGAACTTTGGAATAACAGGAACTGGTGTCCAGTCTAAATTTAAGTAACTTAAATCTCCATCTACTGCAATTTCATTTTTATATTTAGCTACAGATTGTTCTCCACGAGCATATAGTCTAAGTCTGTTAAACTCACCCCATTGATTAAAAAACCTACATGTACTATTATCTTTTCTAAACCACTCGTACTGTATCGCCTGCCCTATTTGTAGGCCATACTCCATGGTATCTTTTTGTGCGTCAGTAACAAACTGATCAGGAAAAGCGGCTTGATTTATTTCTATATTTACCTCTTTCATCTATTATTTATTCTACTGCGAGAATCAGTGTTGTTATATGTTGCAAATTTAATGCTTATTTTCGTCTTTTCTCTTGACGGTGTATATAAGTGTTTTTGATTAGCCATTATTGCTAATCCAGAGCTTATAGAAGCATCAAATTTAGTTCTATTGTTTATATCAAATTTTGCCCAATCTTCTAATGTTCTCTGAAAATAAGAATCACCCATGTCTCCTTCTGTTCTATAAATACCACTCATATCCAATCCTACATATTTTTCTATGTAAGACTCAATAGCAGATGCGTGTGACTGCTTTACATCTTCAGAGGTGTTAGGTATACCTCCTAATTCTTTTTCAGTTTTAGAAAGTTTAGAAAAAGTTTTATCAGGTCTATTTAAAGAAAACCCTCGATAACCTCTATTTTTAAAATGATACAACAATCTTGGTTTATTATTTTCAACTAAAATTGGCATACCAAAAAATACGCATGCCATCAAAACTTCTTCAAAAAATATCTCTGCTGTTTGTGGTCGTGCAATGTATTCTAAAAAGAAATGATTGCTTGGCATCTCTTCCATTGAAAATTTTGTCAAACCATGCAAAGAACCGTTAGATCCTTTACCAACAACAACACCTGATATATCATAAGAATCACAACCAAACGAACCTAAATGTTCATTGCCTGGAAAAAACTTGCCATTCTTTTTAATAACATTATTTTGTAACGCTACCTTTGGCATGTAAGTTACAAAAAATCTACCTCTTTTATTTGGAGTCCAAATAACCTTAGTATCTTTGATTCCATCTTTCCAACTAAACGAGCCTTGTGTTATAAAATGCTCTTTAATTAAAGAATCATTGTAATCTATTTGTTGATATATTTTTGTTAAATTAAAAATAGATTGTTTACTTTCATCTCTAAACGCATGTGATTCTGTTCGAGGAAATTGTCTGTAAAATTCATTTAATGCATCTGGATCATTAGATAAAGAATCAACTTCGTTTTGCCAATAGATTATAGCACCTTGACGTATCATTTCCCCATCAATACCCAGAC